TCATCGGTTGTCTCCGCGGGCGCAGGCGAAGGCGTGCGCGATGATGAATGGGATGGCGAGCAGGGCGGCGACCAGCAGCCGGGCGCGGGTCAGGGCGCGGATGGTGAAGCTGGCGCGCGATTGCGCCACGGGAGTGCAGGCGCAGCAGGTGCAGCCGATCGGGTGAAGGTGGCGGAAGTTGCGGGGCATGGTCAGGCGAGCCCCAGCGCGGATTTGTAGGTTTCGAGGATCGCTTCCATTTCGCGGCGGGCATCCGGCTTCATCTTCCGGAGGCGCACGGTCTGGCGCATTATCTTGGCGTCATAGCCGGTGGCTTTCGCTTCACCGTATACGTCGCGGATGTCGTCGTAGATGCCCTTCTTCTCTTCCTCTAGACGCTCGACGCGTTCGATCAGGAGGCGCAGGCGTTCGTCGGCGGGGCGGCGCTTCGTCGGCAGTTCGACCGGCATCTGCATCTGGGTTTCGCGGGGTCCGCCAGGGCGGCGGACGCTGTGGACGGAGGCGTTCATAGGACGTCTCCCAGCTTGCTGAGTTGCGTGGCCAAGCCGATGCCGAACAGTACGGCAATGGTCGGGTGGATCGCGGACAAGGTGCCATCCACCAGGCGGGCACCGAGAGCGACCTGTCGCTCCAGCGAGGCTGTGATGGTCGCCTGAGCGGCAGCTTCGGACCGCATCTCGGCGGCTGAGGCCTGCTCGGCACGCTGGTGAGCGGCGGCGGTGCAATCCGGGCAGACCGCGCATTCGATTTCGTCGCTGAGCGCCGCCGTCCAGCTGGCGGGCAGCAGCGGAAAAGGGCGGTTCTCTTCCGCGTCGCAGCGGTGACAGATGTAGGTGAAGGTGGTGAGCGGCGTGGGAGTGATGTCGACAGGCAGGAACATCGCGATTCTCCAGCAGGGTGACAGGCAAAGCGGGGCGATCCCGGAAGCGAGCCGGGCAGAAATAGCGGGGAAGGGGATCGGACCGCGACCTACGCGGTCAGGTCAGGCAGTTAGGTACCGGCAACGCTCTCCGGTGCGCCGGTCGTGTTATCGTTGTCGGCACGATCGTTCGCTGCCTTGCGCCATTCGGTCATGGGCAGCGCATGGAGCGGCTTGGGATAGCGGCTGGGTCGCACCGCGCGGATGGCGACCATCTCGACCACGAAGACGTGGCCGCAGGCATCCGGATTGCGGCAATGATAGTAAACCTCCCGGAACAACGCGCTGGTCTTCCCGGTGGTTTTGGCAAAAGCCCGGCCGGCGCATGCCGGACAGGTGACGTGTGGCAATCGGTTTGCACTACTCATGTGCGTTTTCCCCCTCGGTGATCTCCGGCGCAGCCCCGTTGCCGCACAGAAGGGCTTTGATCCGACCGGCAATGCGCGGGATGATCGCGTCTACTTGCTCGATTTCGGTAAGTGCTTTTTTCAGCTGGGCCGGTGTGGCGTTCGGATCGAGGGCGGCGATGCACTCGCTCATTGCCTTTCCGCTTTCCCGCGCCAGCTCGGCGACATCTCTTGCCAGCAGCAGACGGCACGCGACCGCCTGCACCAGCTTGGCGTCGAACTGGCGGGCGTAGCTCTCCAGGATGGGAGCGTAGTTCCCACCGGCAGCGACATAGGCGGCGTCCAGCGCGAAGGCCTGCGCCAAGGTCGGCAGCGTGCCTTTGTCATCATCGCCCCAGAACTCCACTGCTCGGCCTGTGACGCCGAACATTGCGCCGGCGACGTCCCACCCAATCAGCTTGCCGATAGTCTGGATCGCCTTGGGGAAATCGTATGGATCGCGGACCTTGGTCACTGGCCCGTTCCCGTCAGCTTCGTTTCCGCTTGCCGATCGAAAGCGACAGCGCGATCACGGCCGGCCAAAATGGGGCTGCAATCCTCGCCCGGTACGTCGACAGGCGAGGGCAACGCATGGGGGTAAAAGTCTGGTGCCAGCAACCAATACGGAACGCCGGTCTTTTTCGAAACCTGCATGGCGTACTTGGCGGGCAGGCGCTTGGTGATGTTGACCCACTTGGAAACGGTGCCCTGCCGGACGCCGCATATCTCGGCCAATGCGAGCTGCGAACCCGCGGCGTCGAGCACAGCCAGCAAGGCTTCGTACGGGGTGAGAGCGTGTGCCATGCCAAAGCTATATTCCAATAGGAATGTCTCCGTCAACTCGCATCCGTGGCTTTCCTTATATTCCGGCCGGAATATTGAGAGCTATGTCTACCGGTGAACGGATCAGAGCGCGGCGGCGAGAGCTAAGCCTTACGCAAAAGGCGCTGGCCCAGATGGTCGGGCTGACGCAGCCGACTATCGGCAAGCTAGAGTCGGGCGAGCAGGCCGGGACCACCAACCTGGATAAGATTGCCAGAGTGCTACAGACGACAGCCGCCTATCTTCGCGGCGACATCGATGATTCTGCTGAGGATGCTTTCATCCCACCGACACCGGCAGAGATCGCGACCGAGATGGGCTTGGTCCGCGTCAACGAGATCGATCTCGACATCGGCATGGGCGCGTCATTCCTCGACGAAAGCCATGTGACCGAAGTCGAGCGTTGGGTGCCGCAGGAGTGGGTTGCTGCCCTTACCAGCACGGCCGCACCGCTGCTGACCTTCGCCCGTCCGTTTGGCGACAGCATGTACCCGACCATTAATGATCGCGACATCATCTTGATCGATCGGTCGGAGCGCCGCGTTAACCGGCAGGAAGCGGTCTGGGCGCTATCCTATTCCGGGATGGGCATGATCAAGAGGGTGCGCGTCGAACCGGATGGCACCCATCGCCTGATGGCTGACAATCCGCAGGTACGTGATGCCACAGCAGCTGACGGCGAACTGTTCGTGATCGGGCGCGTGGTCGGTGTCGTACGGCGAATGTAGGGGGCGCTTCAAGGGCGGCTTTCGAAGGGGTCAATGAGAGATTTTCTAGCGTTCTGCACGCTGCTGGCGTGCCTAGCTGTTTTCGTGCTTTCGTTCGTGGCACTGTTCCGCCCACTGCCGAAGCTGCGTCTTGGAACAAGGAAGCGAGCCTTCGCCGGGTTTGGGGTCGCGTTGGTCCTCTTCGTCGCAACGGCCCTCATCATGCCCCCGCCGGCGGAACAGGAGACTGCTGCAGTGGGAGACGGAGCGGAGGCGCAGGACGCTCAAGCAGATTCCACGACCGCATCGACCAGCGGCGAGCTTACGCCAGCGCAAGACGAAATAGTCAGCTTCGCGCGCCTTACCGTGATGCAGACGATCGTCTGCGGGGGTTCCGCTGACCTCACGCAAGAATCGATCGATAAAATCCGGTCGGGCAGGGCTCGACCAATCGACGCCTACCAAGAAGCCAAGCGGGCTATCTCCGACTGTGGGAACGCCGTCACTGAACTGCAGCGCAACGATTTGGCCGATCGCCTTCCTGCCGCCGACAGATCCCTTGGGCAGCAGGCGCTCGCATCGTGTGGACAGGCCGCAAGCGAGCGTAAGGCCGCCATGGAGATGGTGCAGACCATCTTGGACGGCGACGACCGGCCTTCCAATGCATCGGAGTATCTCGACTATAAAACGGCGGCAGCGAACGCAGAAGCGTCATGCCGGCTGTATCTCCTCGGTCTGGCAGAGCGGGCAGGAGTGCCTGACAGCGATGTTGAGTTCGCCAAGCCGTAATCGTGACTGATCGCCTGCCAGCCCTCTCACTCGCCGTCGTCGGTGCGCATCACCCAAATGCCGACAAGTCGAACCGCCAGTTCGAAATCCTGCTTTGCGCACCAGGTGAGCCGGTGGAGCTGCGGCCGGAACCAAAGAACAAGCATGATCCCCATGCCATAGCCGTGCTGTCCTGCCGGGGCGTGCAGATCGGCTATCTGTCGGCCGAGCGCGCGCCGCGCATAGGGGGCATGCTGCGCGAGCGCGAAGTGCAGGCGGTGTTCCAGCGACAGGCAGCGTTCGGGGCGTGGATACGGGTTGCGTTCGACGGCGATGCGCCGGTGCTGACGGATGCCATGCTGGTCGATCATGGCGGAGACGAGTTCAGCCACGTGGATGCCGAGCCGGACTTCTACCCGGACGAGGAATATCCGGACAACTAGCCTGCGGTTTCCATCCGCAGATCCGTGCGGAAGCCGCCGCTCTTATCGAGCCGGTGCGTCACCTCGCTGATCAACCAGGTGGTGGCGTCGATCTCCGGCTTGAAGCCACTGGCTGTGACCCGTGCCTCCGGGAATGCGTCCGGGCGGCCGAGCGTCAGCTGCATGTCCAGCGTGGCCGGTGCGCGTGCCAGTCGGGCGCGTTCCGCCTCGGCCGCCCGGCGGGCGCTGGCCTCGTCCGGATAGACGCGGCGCAGGCGCTTCGCCCCGTCGGCCGCGCCGACCGTAACGGCCTGCCGCTTGGCGGCGCGGCGATCTTGCCAGGTGGCGGTGACACCCTTCTGCTCCTCGCGCTTCTGCCGCTGCCAGTTGTGCCCATCGCCGCTTCGGCGCGTGAGCGCGATGGTCGGCAGGGATTGTCCGCTGGTGGTGCGCCCGGCACCCGTGCGGGCGAAGATCAGCGTCCCGGCCTTGATGGTCGCTACGGCGTCGTGTTCGCGGCCCAAGCGGCGCAGGAAGGCGATATCGCTTTCTCGGCTCTGGTGGACCGCCGGCAGGCTGATCGCGCCTAGATCTGCCGCCACGCGGGCTGTCAGACCATTGCGACCAGCGACCGCCTGCAGCACGGCGCCCAGCGTGGTGCGCCTCCAGCTGTGCGAGCGGCGGTTGCGGATGTCGCTGGTGAAGTCGACCGCCCGGGCCTTGATGGCGATCTGGTCGGGCGGGCCGGAATGGGTGACATCGTCCACCTTGAAGGCGCCCTTGTCGATCAGCCCGGGAATGACGTCCGACCCCTGGCGCCAGCCCAGGTGGACGCGCAGCACCGCGCCTTCCGGCGGGATGGCCAGCTGGCCATCGGCATCGGACAGCACGATATCGAGCTGGTCGGCTTCGTCGCCGCGCTTCTCCGACAGGCTGAGGGAGACCAGGCGCGGGCGGATGCGATCGGTCAGATCCACGCCGTCCAGCGTGACGCGCCAATCGGGGATGTTGGTGACGATCATGCCGCCGGCTCCGCTGCGGGCGGGGCAGGATCGTCCAGGCGCAGCAGCTCGATGCCGAAGTCGATCCGGCGCGGCGTGCCGTCCGCCAAAAAGCTGGTGTGCTTTTCGTCGATCGCCAGCAGGACGAAGCTGCCCCAGACCGTACCGTCACCGCCGACCAGCGGCAGGGTGTCGCCGGCATCGGCCATGCCACGCAGCTCGTCCAGCGACACGCGGCCGTCTACCAGCTCGGTATAGACGACGCCCGACAGGCTGATCGTCTCGTCGCCGCGGCCGAGGAACTGCGCGGCGTCACGCGCACCGATGCGCGGGCTGCGGGCGTGCTGCCAATCGCTGCGGCGCTGCAGCTCGTCCACGCCGAGCCGGCCGACCGCGAACAGGAACATGCCGAGGGCCATCAGGTGCATCGATCAGTCTCCATCGTCCCCAAAGCCGCGTCCGCGACGCTCCCGCTCGATCTTGTCGAGCGCGCGGCGGAGCGCGTCCTCGATGTCGGTCGGGTCGCCCGATCCGAAGTGCATGTGGAAGTTGTAGGTGTCGCCGCCGGCTGACATTGCGGAGGCCGACGTGGTGCCCGCCTGGGCCGCTGCGGCGGCGGCGGCGGGTGCCAGGGCCATGCTGCCGGCGGTGGCGCCGACCGCCAGCGCGCGGGTCATCTGGCTGGACAGATCCGTGATGCGCGACAGCGGGCCGGAGGTGTTGCGGGCAATGCCCTGTTCCAGGCCGGCCATGGTGAAGCCGCCCAGTTCGGCGAAGACGCGCGATGGTGAGTGGATGCCTAGCTTCTGTTTGAACCAGTTGGCGACCGAGCTGGCGGCATCCATCACGGTGGTCTTCAGCGCGCCCAGGCGGTTGGTGATACCGGCGATCAGGCCATTGATCAGTTCGCGCCCGATCTGGCCCAGGTTGATCGAGCGGAGGTACGCCAGCGCCGGCAGCAGGGCACGCATCAACAAGCCGAGCGGGTGGAAGGTCAGGAATGACTGCACGAAGGCGTCGAACGCGCCGCTGACGATCTTCTTCAGGCCTTCCCACAGGCCGGCGAACCATCCGGTGATCGCCTCCCACTTGTCGTAGATCATGTAGACAGCGGTGCCGACCGCCGCGATTGCGGCGACGATGGCGATCATCCACCCGAACAGCGCGCCGATCGAGATCCCGAGGATGCCGACCAGCGGGGCCGCCGCCATCGACACAGCGCCGAAGGCGAGAGCGAGGCCGCCCAGCAGGAAAAGCAGCCCGGCACCAAGCGCCATGAAGATCATCAGCGCCTTGGACAGGCGCGGGTTCTCCGCCGCCCAGTCGCGCATGGTGTTGGCAGCGGAGGTGACGTTTCTCGCCACGGCCACTACGGTCGGCAGCAGGAACTGACCCAGCGTGATGTTGAGCGCGGACAGGGCGTTGCCGGCAAGCCCGGTGGCGCCCGCGGTGGTGGCGGTGGCGGTGGCGGCCAGGAACTCCCGGTTCATGGAGCCGGCATATTTGCTGCTGTCGCCGACCATGGCGAAGTTCGTCCGCATCTGATCGAGGCTGGTCAGCATGGGCGCGATCGCCGCCACGCTTTCCGAGCCGAACAGCTCGGTCAGCATGCCGGCCTGCGCTTCCTTCGGCAGCGCCTGCAGTCGCTGCATGACGGACAGGATCGTGCCGCCGGCGTCGCGCTGCATGTCCTTCGCGACCTGGACGGCGTTCAGCCCCAGCGCTGAGAACGCCTCGTTCTGCGACTTGGTGGCAGCCTCGCCCTTAGTCAGCGCCAGCATCATGTTCTTGATGCCGGTGGCGCCGATCTCGCTCTCCACGCCCACGGCGGACAACAGCTGCGCCATGGAGGCGATCTGCGGCGCGGCCACGCCGGCCACCTTGCCGAGCGGGCCGATGCGGGTGACCATCTCCGTCACGCCACCGACATTGCCGCCATAGGCATTGGTGAGCGCATTGATCTGGTCGGCCAGCGCGACCACGCCGTCCTGCCCCATGCCGAACGCGGTGCGCCACTTGGCCATGGTCTCGCCGGCGTCGGCCGCCTCCATCTCGAAGGCGACGCCCATCTTGGCGGCATCCTCCGCGAAGCCGAGCAGTTCCTTGCGGGGCACGTTCGCGCGGCCGGCGGCGGCGACGATCTGGGCGATGCCTTCCGCCGCCATCGGGATGCGGGTGCTCATGTCCAGGATGTCGGTCGACATCTGGCTGAAGGCCTTGGGGCTGGGGAAGTCGACCACCTTGCGCACGTCCGCCATTGCGCTTTCCAGCGTCATGGCCTGTTCGGTAGCGATGAAAAGCGGGGCGGCGGTGGCGGTGCCGGCGGCGATCATGCCGATGCCGGCGGCGGTCGCTTTGCCGCCCAGATCCTGCAGCTTCTGCGCGTCACGCTGGGCGCGGCCGGCGCGCTCCAGATGCGTGGTGCGCTCGCGCATGGCATCGTTCACCCGGTCGATCTCGCCGCGCAGCCGGCGCTCCTCGCTGGCCATGTCGCGGGTGGAGACGCCGGCGGCCGACAGATCGGAGCGCAGGGCATTGAGGCGCACCTGCTGCTGACGATGCGCATCGCTCAGCTGGTCGGCGCTGCGGCGCGCCTTTTCGAACTCCTGCCGCATCTTGCGGGTCGGGTTTTCGGTCTGGGCGAGATCCCGGCCGAGCGCGGTGGCGCGGGCCTGTGCCTGGTGCATCGCCGCTTCACTGTCGCGCAGGCCGGTCTTCAGCTGCCGGAACTCGCCGACCTTGCGCTGGACCTTCTCCAAATCCTTCAGTTCGGTGCCGAGCTGCGCCAGATCGGCCCGGGCGCCGGTGGAGGCGCCGGAGATCTGGCGGAGCGGGGCGGTCAGCTTGTCGAGGCCTTCCAGGATGATCTGCAGGCGCAGGTTGCGATCGGCCATCAGCGCTTTCCGGATGCGGGTTTGTCAGGAGCTTGCGACCGGCGCGCAGCCTGCGCGCGCCAGCCCATCAGTTCGGACAGGGGCATCCCGTCCATCGCAGCGGGCGGCCAGTGGAAGATGATCGCCACGTCCGCCATCGCGTCGTCTACCGATCGAGGACATCCGTGCGCTGCGACTTCTGCAGCAAAAAACCGCCGATCTCCGCCCCGCAGGCCAGCAGGTCGGCCGGATCGAGATTGGCCGCTTCCGCCTCCGTGATGGTGGGCTGCGCGACGCGGGGCAGGATCTTGGTCAGCGAATCGACCTTCAGCTGGCCGAGGTCGACCAGGGACAGGCCGCGCAGTTCGCCCGACTTGGGCTTGCGCAGCTGCAGCGTGGCGATGGTGGTCTCGCCGCGCTGGATCGGCGTGTCGAGGGTGACGGTACGGGAAAGGACGGCGGAGGTCATGGCGAGATCCAGATGTTAGGTGCAGGGAAGGGCAGCCGGGCGCACGGCCGGGCCTAATCACGCCGGCGATCAGTAGACGCCCAGCAGGCCCCGGCGTTCGGCCAGGCGATCGATGCCGTTGACGGACTCGATCATGTTGAGCGGGTCGATCTCCAGTTCGACGCGGCCGTTCCAGACCAGCTTGTAGTAGGCGAGCGCCATGGTGACGCTGAAGTCGCTCGCTTCACCGGTCTCCTGGTCGCCCATATCGATCTCGGAATGACGGCCGCGCACGATCACTTCGACATGGTCGATGTCGCCGGTGTCATCGCGCTGGTAGTTGCCGGCGAAGCGGACATAGACGCCGTCGACGGTCGGCGTGCCCCACTGGCGCAGCACCTGGCGCATCGGACCGCCGCAGGTGAAGGACAGCTCCATCGCCTCCATGCCCATGTCCATGCTGACGGTGCCGCTCATGCCGGCGCCGCGATATTCCTCCATGGCGCGGGAGAGGGTGGGCAGGGTGACGGTCTTCGCCTCGCCCTGGTAGGCGAGGCCTTCGTTGAACAGCATCATGTCCTTCAGGACGCGGGGCATACCCATGGTGGCGAACTCCTGTGAAAGCGGGGCCAGAAAAGGCGAGAAATGTCAGGCGGTGGTGGCGGTCAGACGTCGGCCGCCAGCTGCGCGCTGAAGTCGGCGAAGTAGGCGTCGGTGATGCGCTGATTGAAGCCGAGGTCTTCCAGCGGCGGCGGCACGGTGTAGTCGAAGTCGATCCGCAGCTTGCCGGCGCGCAGGCCCGCGACATCGTTGTTCGCTTCGTCGAACCAGGCATTGGCGCCCAGGATCACGCCGGCGGCCTTCAGCCCGCGGAACAGGCCGTTCACCGTCTCGATGATGTCCTTGGCCAGGCTGGGCGTCAGGGGCTTGTCGATCGCCCACAGCATGCCCTGGACGATGGTGTCCGTCAGCAGCTGGGCCACGCGCACCGTGCCTTCGAACGCGAAGGGGCCGCCACTCTCGGCCGTGGTGCGGTTGCCCCAGAAGCGGAAGCCCGCATCGGTGCGCACGACGGCCGTCACTTCCTTGGAGTTCAGCAGCGCGGCGTCCGTCGACTGATCCTCGATGTCCCAGCGCATCGGCTGTGTGACGCCCAGCACGCCGGCGACGGCGGTGTTGGACAGCGTCTTGTGCGGGCCGACCTGCTCATCGATCAGCGCGCGCAGGCCCATGGCGCGGGCGGCGGCGAAGCTGGTGATGTTGGCCTTCGCCACCGGATCGAAGGCGATGAAGTCGGGGGCGAGCAGCATCAGCTCGCGCGCGCTGAACTGGCCGCGATAGGCGATCAGCTCAGGGACGGTGGTGCCGATCGCGCGGGCGTAGGCGAAGCCGCGCAGCTTCTGCGCCACCACCGCCAGGGCAGCGGTGACCGCCTGCGATTCCAGACCGGGGGTGCCGATGATCTTGGGCTTGATGCCGATGATGTCCTTGGCATCCAGCAGTGCCTGCATGCCGGTGCGGCGGCCATCGGCCTGCGTGGTGCCGATGACGTTGCCGGCCAGATCGGCCGGGGCGTTCCCTTCGGCCACGCGCACCACCACCATGACGGGGCGGGTCTGGTCGGCAATCGCGCGCAGCGCGGTGGCCAGCGTGCCGGACGCGCCCGCCTTGCCGATCATCGTCTCGATGTCGGTGACAAGCACCGGAGTATCGAGCGGGAAGGCGGCGGGGTCCGCATCGTCAGCCGTGGCGACCAGGCCGATGATCGCGGTGGAGATCGCGGTCAGGGTGCGGGCGCCGCTGGTGATCTCGGCAATGGTGATTCCGTGCTTGAAGGCCATGGGCAGTTCCTTGGGAGGGTCAGGGCTGAAGGGGCAGGACGAGGCGGGCGGCGCGGCCGGCGGCGGTGTCCGTCCGCACGGCATCGATGATCAGGGTCGCGGCGCCGGGGCGCTCGCCGGCGGCAAGCTGGACGCGGCGCAGGCGCAGGCGGTTCTCCCAGCGGGCGAGCGCCAGTGCGGTCGCGGCATAGACGCGCAGCAGGCCGGCGCCGTTCATGGGCTGGTCGATCAGCTGGGGCAGCAGCGAGCCATAGTCGCGGCGGCCGGCGCGCGTGCCGACAGCGGTGCCGAGGATATCCCCAACCGACTGGCGGATATGGTCGAGGCCGTCGAGTTCGGTGCCGGCGTTGCGGGACATGCCGGTCATTCGGGCGGCCTGGTCTTGGCGCCGCCGGTCTGGACGCCGGAGTGCAGGTGCGACTTCAGGCTGATGCCGGCGGCGGTGACGTCGGTGCTGGCGGCAAGCCTGCCGTCGACCGTGGCATCGCCCTTCATGATCGTGCGACCGTTGATCGTGACGTCGGCGTTGATGGTCAGACCGCCCGGCGCATCCACCGTGGCGGTACCGCCGGCGGGCAAGGCCGCCGCAAGCGCATGCGCGGCGTGATCGTAGGACAGGGTGGCGCCGTCGGGCATCTCAATCAGCACCAGGTCCACCGAGGCGGACGGGGCAGGGTTGGCATCGGACGGCAGGCCGGACAGCACCACACCGAGCGCGAGATCGCCTTCTGGGCATAGCACCAGCACCTGCTCGCCGACCGACGGCGGCGACCAAATCTTCACGCCGCCAGCGCGCCCGGCAAGCCAGGGCAGGTCGCCGGTGGTCAGGTCACCGATGATGACGGTGCAGGTACCGGCCGCATGATCGACCGACGCGATCACGCCGATCTGGACGACTTCACCAGTTAGCTGAGCAGGATCTGCATAGGGTGCCATGATCGCGTTCATGGCGCCGTGACGTGCGCGATGCGCGGCCCGGCATCGGGATGGCCGCCCGGCCCGATGCGGAGGAGAGCCTATGGCTGCCTGCCTACCTGATAGCATGCCGGCTTTGGTGAAGCGTATGGCGGCTATCGAGCCTTCTTGACCCAAAAGCCGCCTTGTCTCTCACGCCACCATGTCAGCCATTTAAATCAGGCGCTGAGCTGCCAAGACGCTGACGATTGGTCAGGGGTAGTGGTAGAAACATCAATCTGCATAATCCGGTTTGGTGATGATTAATCCCAGGAGCGGTCCTGAAAAAATTCGGCCTCAGTAACACTACGGATAAGTCACCTTTTTCGTTGAGAACGAGATTGGTTAACGCGACATTCGGCCACGGGCACCAGAGGGAAACGGGGCTGATCAATGCGCGTATTGCTGATCGAGGACGAGCCGACGACCGCCAAGGCGATCGAACTGATGCTGACCACTGAAAGCTTCAATGTCTATTCGACCGATCTGGGCGAGGAAGGCCTCGATCTAGGCAAGCTA